AAGTCATGGGTGAGTACGGTAAAGGTACATTGCACTCTGGCAAAGGTGGTCCTGTGGTTAAGTCTCAGAAACAGGCAGTTGCTATTGCTCTTAGCGAAGCAAAGATGCCTATGCGTGGTCAACGTACAGCAAAGAACAAGGCTAAGAAATGAAAACAGGACTTTACAGTAATATCCATGCTAAACGTAAGCGTATAGCCGAAGGTTCTGGCGAGAAGATGAAAAAGGTTGGTGCTAAAGGTGCGCCAACTAAGGCTGACTTTAAAGAAGCTGCTAAGACTGCTAAAAAGGTTAAGAAATGAGTGCGGCATGGACTAAGAAAGCTGGCAAGAACCCTAAAGGTGGGCTTAACGAGAAAGGTCGTAAGTCGTATGAGGCGGCTAATCTTGGCTCAGACCTAAAGGCTCCTGTTAAAAGTGGCGATAACCCACGTAGAGCGTCTTTCTTGGCTAGGATGGGTAACATGGCTGGTCCTGAGCGCAAACCTGATGGTGAGCCTACTAGACTGCTTCTAAGCCTACAGGCATGGGGCGCTACTTCAAAGGCTGATGCTAAGAAGAAGGCTGCTGCAATATCCGCACGAAACAAGAAGAAATGATTCCTAAGACGTTAAATTTAGGCTCTGGTAAGGATTGGAACGATTCTTACTTTAATGCTGATATATTACTCAGAGTTAATCCTGACTGGTGGTGCGACATATCTAAGGTAGAGTTTGGTCAGGTTATAGACAGTCCTAGATTTGGCAAGGTTACGATAGAGAAGGGAATGTTTAAGAAAATCGTTGCAAATGACGTTTTAGAGCATATACCTGACTTAATTCAAGCAATGACTAACTGTAAGGACTTGCTAGAGGTTGGTGGTGAGTTTCACATTAACGTACCGTATGAACTATCTTTAGGTGCTTGGCAAGACCCGACTCATGTTAGAGCGTTTAACGAGAATAGTTGGCTGTACTACACAGATTGGCACTGGTATTTAGGTTGGGAAGATCGGTTTAACCTAACGTCGATGGAGTTTAAGCTGTCAGAGTTTGGTCAGGAGTTGTTAGATAAAGGTACTCCTGATAGCGAAATCTTACGTACTCCTAGAGCAGTAGATTCTATGAAGGTGATCCTTTGCAAGCAATAGTAATCGCTACTGTAGATAGTCCAAGCATCCACGTACTATTGGAGAGCATTAATCAATATGCAAGAGACTTGCCAGTTTACATTAGTGGAAATAGTGTGGAGTTATGGGGAGAAGTTAGAGGCAGACTTAAAAATAATCGAGTCATATTCCGACCAAATTTATCTGCCAATTTCGGAGATGCGTATAATGCAATTGTCTCTTATGCCTTTGCCGATGGGAACTACGATTCACTAATCATTGCTAATGACGATGTAGTATTGGCTCCCGATACTATTGAGAAGATGCAAGAGGATTGGAAGTATGTCAACCGTGAGTTTAAGACGGGTTTCTTAGGCGCACGATCAGATTACATACTACCAGCACAGAATATACGAGTAGCAGAGGAAGATGACGTATTCTCAGCGTTAAAGTGGGAAAGCGAATTGCACATTAAGATGACTGATGTGATCGCCCCTATATTTGCAGCTATAAGTAAGGAAGCGTGGGATGTAGCACAATTCCCTAGCACTAATTGGTATTCAGACAATATAATATGTCATGACTTAGGCAAAGCAGGGTATTTTCACTTTGTTAGTCGTGGATACGTTCATCATGCAGGAAGTCAGACGGTAGGAAATGACTTTAAGAAATGCCATGAAGAACCAAGAGAGTGGATAAAGACTAACAGACCGGATATGTACGAGGTTTTCTATGGCAACACTTGAAGAAACGCTAAGAAGTTTAGGGTTGTCAGCAGCGAGGGGTATTCCTCAGTTAGCTACTGGTTTTGTGGATTTAGCTGCATTGCCATTTACAGCCACAGGATTACTAAAGCCAGAACAAGCCGTAGGATCAACAGCGTATCTGACATCTAAGGGATTGCTTCCTCCTGAGCAACAAGGATTATTGAATCAAACTGCCGAGCTTGTATCTAGCGCAATGAATCCAGCAGGAGCAGCTAAAACAATTGGCTTACTTGGAGCTACTAAAGCAAGTAAAGAAGCTATGAATGCTATTCGTAAGATGTCAGCAGAACGAGTACCTACTGACTTATCTTGGGTAAATAATCCTTTAGCAGATAATCCATCTAGAATTGCTAATGCTCCATCATTAGACCAAGTTATGCAAAATGCTAAGAATTCTAATGTGAACTTAGATATTGCAGAAAAAAATGGAGTTATCAATTTATCAAGAATAGTTGTTCCAAAAGAGCAAAGAGGAACTGGCGTAGGCTCTGGAATAATGAAACAGTTAGTTGATTACGCTGATGCAACTGGATCAAAAATTACATTAACTCCATCTACAGACTTTGGTGGAACTTCAGTATCAAGACTTAAAGACTTTTATAAGCAGTTTGGTTTTATTGAAAACAAGGGTAAGAACAAAGATTTTTCTACCAGAGAAACAATGTATAGAGAATCAGTAAAGTAAGCATGACATCCAGAGGATAATGCAAAAATGGAAACAGAAGATCATAAAATACAAGATGAAAGCCAAGATGGTGGATTTGGCAAAGGCAGACCTAAAGGAGCCGTTAATAAGTCTACTAAGGTCGTAAGAGAGGCTATTGCAGAACTATTAAATCGCAATAGTGCTTACATGGACAGGTGGCTACAAAGGGTTGCTGAAGGCGATGAAGTCTTAGGACTAAAGCCTGATCCTTACAAAGCATTAGATATTATGCTGAAAATGAGTGAGTACCATATACCTAAGCTGGCTAGGACTGAGATAAGTGGCGTTGATGGTGCTCCTCAGCAGCACGTGGTCACATGGCAGAAATGAGACAATCTCAAGCCGACAGATTTGAGGCTAAAGTAGAGCGCATCCCATTTATGAATTGCTGGGTATGGACTGGTGCTTTGAACGAACATGGCTATGGCGTTATTGGTCGTGGAGCTAGAGGTACTGGTAATGACAAAGCTCATAGAGTTGCTTATCGTCTTTATCGTGGTGAAATTCCAGAAGGAAAGATAATCCTGCACAAGTGCGGAAACCCTATTTGCGTTAATCCATCGCATTTAGAGGCTGGTACGCATAAAGAAAACAGTCAAGATATGGTGCGCATGGGTAGGCACTATCAGCCAGATAACCGAGGCACTAAAGCAACTTGGTCAAAGTTAAACGAAGAACAGGTCAAGGAAATTAAGCAAGCTAAAGGCGGCAAAAAAGGTACTGGTACTGCATTAGCTAGAAAGTTTGGCGTTAGTAAGTCTGCTGTTTATCGTATTTGGGAAGGTAAAAATTGGCAGATATAGTAATTCCGTATCGACCTAGAGAGCAGCAACTACAAATCCATGATGCTGTTGCGTCACACCGATTTACCGTAGTAGTTGCCCACAGACGTATGGGCAAAAGTGTCTGTGCGATTAACCATCTAATCAAGGCTGCTATTGAGTGCACTAAACAAAACCCACGATTTGCCTATATTGCTCCGACTTATGCTCAATCCAAACGTGTGGCATGGGATTACCTGCTGGAATTTACTCGTCCTCTTGGGGCTGTTGCTAATATCTCAGAGCTTAGAGTTGACTTTTGGGGTCGTAGGATTAGCCTTTACGGTAGCGATAACGCTGATAGCTTGCGCGGGCAGTATTTTGATGGCGTTATTCTTGATGAAATAGGGGATCAGAATCCTAAGATATGGAATGAGGTTATACGTCCAGCGTTAGCGGATAGGAATACTGACGAGGCTCCTACGTGGTGCTTATTCATTGGCACACCGAAAGGTAAAAATCACTTCCTCGATTTCCGCGATAGAGCTAAGACTGCTGAAGGATGGGCATTATTAGAGTTCAAGGCTAGTGAGACTAAGATTCTTAGTGATAAGGAACTATGGGCTGCTCGTCAGGAGATGGGCGACGATAGGTATTTTCAGGAATTCGAGTGCAGCTTCGATGCCGCTATTCAAGGGAGCTACTATGGTCAGATTATCAACGATCTTGAGGCGAAGAACCGAATCACTACCATTGAGCGTGATGACTTATGTAAGTCTTATGTTGCTTGGGATTTGGGGATTAGCGATTCTACTTCTCTGTGGGTTGCTCAGACTGTGGGAAAAGAAGTTCGACTTATTAACTTCACGGAAAACCACGGAGTCGGTCTGGACTGGTATGTACGCTGGCTCAAAGATAACGGCTACGAAGGCTTCACGCAGTTCCTTCCTCACGATGTGGAAGTAAGAGAGCTAGGAACAGGAAAGAGCCGTAAAGAGGTTTTACAGGAAGCAGGACTCGATATAACAGTAGCTCCTCGTTTATCGATTGCAGACGGCATACAAGCCGTTAGAAGGCTATTGCCGCAATGTTGGTTCGATCATAAGACTAAGACAGGTCTAGATGCTCTTAGGAACTACCGTAGGGAATATAACGAGCGTCAGCAAGTGTTCTATGACAAGCCGTTACATGATTGGTCTAGCCATGCTTCGGACGCTTTTAGATACCTAGCGATAAGCCTTGACCAAGACACTACTTCGTGGCAGTCAGATTTACCTATTAACACGAAATGGATTGTATAATTGCGAAAATCCTAAGAGGGAACGCATTATGATGGACGAAGGCACAGTTAAAGGCATTATCGAGAATGAGATTGATAACTCGATAGGCTATATCGACTCAGAGACTACCGAAGATCGTAAGAGAGCACTAGAGTATTACTTACGTCAACCTTACGGTAATGAGCAGGAAGGTCGCAGCACTATCGTCACAGGTGAGGTAGCTGAGGCTATTGACGGTGCTTTACCGCAGCTTATCCGAGTATTTACGACTACTGAGGACATTGTTTACTTTGAGCCTAAAGGTCCGAGAGACGAAGAATCTGCTCAACAGGCTACGGATTACTGTAACTGGGCTTTCTATCGTGAGAATGATGGGATGCTTATCCTGCACAATTGGTTTAAAGATGCCCTGCTGCAAAAGGTAGGTGTCGTTAAATCGTATTGGGATGAACGAGTCGATGTACGTAAGGAAGAATATAAGAACCTGACTGAAGATGAACTGGCTCTATTGCTATCGGATCAGTCGCTTAAAGTTGTCAAGCAGGAAATAGAATATACGGAAATGTCGGACATGATGGGGAATGTTATACAAGTTCCTAGTTATGAGGTGTATGTACAACGTACTGAAGAATCAGGTCAGGTACGTATTGAGAATGTTCCTCCTGAAGAATTCCTAATCTCCAAGTCTGCTCGTAATATCGAAGAAGCTACGTTCGTGGCTCATCGTCGCTTGATGCCTCGTAGTGAGTTGATTGCTATGGGCTACGATAAAGATGTTGTTGACAATCTAGCAACATACAATGACTTAGAGTTCAGTCCTGAGCGTATTGCACGATTCCCTAACGGTGAACAGCCAGACGAGAACACTAGCCTAGACTTCAGCATGCAGACGGTTGAGGTGTACGAGTGCTATATCCGTATTGATGAAGATGAGGACGGTATTGCTGAGTTACGCCGTATCGTTTATGTTGGCTCTGAAATCCTAGAAGATGAGGAGTGTGACTACATTCCGTTCCACTCTATCTGTCCTATTCCCATTCCGCACAAGTTCTTTGGTCAATCGTTGGCTGACAGAACAATGGATATTCAGCTACAGAAGTCCACGATTACTCGTCAGAGCTTGGACAATCTGTATCTAACTAACAACAACCGAGTCGGTGCAGTAGATGGTCAGGTCAATATGGATGACTTGCTTAACGCTACGCCGGGTGGAGTTATCCGCTTAAAGAATCCTAATGCTTTGGTTCCACTAACGGTACAGAGCACGTTCGGTCAAGCCATGCCAATGTTGGAATACTTGGATGCAGTTCAGGCTAAACGTACTGGCGTTAGCGATGCTCAGGCAGGTATGGACCCTGATGTATTGAGTAATGTTACGGCTACGGCTGTAGCTGCCATGATGAAGTCTAATACTGGCAAGCTAGAACTGATCGCTCGTATCTTTGCTGAAACAGGCATGAAGTCGTTGTTCAAGGGTATTTTGCATCTATTGGGCAAGTATCAAGACAAGCCTAAAGTCGTTCGTATGCGTGGTAAGTACGTGACGTTTGACCCTAGAACATGGGCTAACGAGTACGACATTACGATTAACGTAGGTCTAGGTTCAGGTGACAGAGAGCAGAAGTTAGCTATGTTGCAAATGATTCTATCGAAGCAAGAGCAGATCATTCAGCAATATGGTCCGTCTAATCCTTTGGTATCTATCGGTCAGTATCGCAATACTCTAGCGAAGTTCATTGAATCGGCAGGTTTCAAAGATGCTAACGAGTTTATGAATGAGATCACTCCAGAACAGAATGCTGCATTGTCTCAGCCGCAGCCTCCATCCCCGGATGCCCAAGCAGAGGTTGCTAAGATGTTGGCAGAGGTGGAAAGAGAAAAGACACAGGCTAAGAGCCAGATCGATGCGGCGAAACTTGACCTTGAGAGGCAAATGCTTGAAGCCGAATTTACCCGAAAGGGCATAGAAATTAATATGAAGAACCAGAAGGATTCTGCTGAGATTCGTATTAAAGAAGCTGAGTTAGCAGTTAAGCAATTGCAAGCTGTACTGGCTATGGACTTGGCTGACGAGGATACAAAGAACAAGCAGACTGAGCTAACACTCAAGGCTTTACGTGAATTAGGTGCATTGACTAAGGGTATGTCGTGAAGAAATCAGATTGGGCAAATAACCTATTAAGAGACGATTACTTCATCGATATGATGGAAGAACTCCGAGGTATGGAGATAGCTAAGTTTCTGAATAGCGGCTATGGGGATATAGAGACACGAGAAGAAGCGTATCTACGTCTTAGAGTCCTAGAATCCATTGATAATCATATTCAAGGATTGGCAGATCAGAAGCTAATAGATGAAAAAAAGTTAAAGATTTTGTAGTCCGAATCGTCCGGTTGGCGATATAATTAAGGAAACATAAATGAGCGATACTCAGAACACGACACCGCAAGGTAGTGGTGAGTTAACGGTAGAAGGTGCAGCTAACGCTTTCTTGAGCATGATGGATCGGGATGATGGCTCCGACAAGGAACAACCAGAATCCGCTTCAGAAGCTAACGAAAGCGATGCCGAATCAGACTATGAGTCTGAGGTAGAACAGGAAGATGACGGTGAGGAGCAAGAGCAGCCCACGTATCTGGTGAAAGCAGCCGGAGAAGAACGTGAGGTAACGCTTGATGAGCTTATCAAGTCTTATCAACTTGGCACTGATTACACCAAGAAATCGCAAGCTGTAGCAGAGGAACGCAAGGCTGTAGAGTCTGAGCGTCAAGCGGTTCAAGAAGCTAAACAGTTACGTGATACGTACGCGCAACGGTTAGAGATGATTGAACAGATGCTACAGCCGCAGCAAGAAGAAAACTTAGAGTACCTGAAAGAGACTGATCCTATTGGATACTCTGTAAAGGTCGCTGAGATGGTTCAGAAGGAGAAGCAACTCGCTGCTGTACAAGCTGAACGGAGTCGAATCCAACAGCAACAGGAGCAAGATAGACAAGCACAGATGCAGCACGTAGTGGCTGAGGAAATGCAGAAATTGTCTGCTGCTATCCCTGAATTTACTGATCCTGCTAAGGGTGAGGCTATCAGAAATGATATTCGTGCCTTTGGTAAGCAGTTAGGATTCTCAGATAATGAATTAGCGGCTGTCTATGATAGTCGTGCGGTACTAACTCTGTATAAGGCTATGCAGTACGACAAGTTAGTCGCAAGTAAGCCAGCTATCACCAAGAAGGTTAATGAGGCTCCTAAAGCGATTAAGTCAGGCGTAAGCAAACCTAGAGATAGTAATGCTGAAGAAATACGGAAACTAAAGGCACGAGCTAAAGCTAGTGGAAGTCCACGAGACGCAGCAAGTGTATTTGAACGCTTTTTATAAGGAATTGAATCATGGCAATTTATAATGCTTATGACGCAATCGGTCAGCGTGAAGATTTGACCGACATCATTTACGACATCTCGCCTACTGAAACTCCATTCATGAGTTCTATCGGCAAGACTAAAGCAACTGCTGTTTATCACGAGTGGCAAACTGACTCGTTGGCTGCTGCAACTACCAACAACGCTGCTGTTGAGGGTGCTGATGCGTCTGACGCCACACTGTCGCCTACTACTCGCTTGGGTAACTACACACAGATTCTGCAAAAGACTATCAAAGTCTCTGGCACTCTGGATGCAGTTAATAAAGCTGGTCGTAAGTCTGAGAAGGCATACCAGTTGGCTAAGGCTTCACAAGAGCTAAAGCGTGATCTAGAAACTATCCTCTTGGCTAATCAAGGTCGTTCGGCTGGTACAACTAACTCTACTGCTCGTAAGATGGGTTCGTTGCTGTCATGGATTAAGACCAACTCGTCAGTTCAGACTAACGGTGGCGATCCTACAACTATCGGTGTATCGACTCGTACAGACGGTAACACACGTACATTTACCGAGACTCTGCTGAAAACTGTAGTGGCTGAGGTATTTGCTTCGGGTGGCGTACCTAAGATTCTGATGGTTGGTGCTACTGGTAAACAGAAAGTATCTAGCTTCACAGGTCTGTCGGCTTATCGTTATAACGTCAATGCTGGTGGTGGTGGTTCTGTTGGTCAGGCTACTATCGTTGGTGCTGCTGACGTTTACTTGTCGGACTTCGGTTCAATGAGCGTTGTTCCTAACCGTTTCATGCGTACACGTGATGCATTGGTACTTGATCCTGAGTACGCTGCATTGGCTTATCTGCGTCCATTCCAGACTAACGAGCTTGCAAAAGCTGGTGACTCTGACAAGACTCAGGTTCTGGTCGAAGTAACGCTGGAAGTTAAGAACGAAGCTGCTCATGGCATCGTTGCTGACTTGAATATGGACCTGTAATTGAATAGCCCCTGATCTTCGGATTGGGGGCATTTATGAGGACTTATGGACTATAGACAACAAATTGTGCACGCGGACGGTGATGGTGGCATTATCATCGAGACTAAACAGGATATTACTGAGATATTAGAAAGTAATAACCATATCAGAGAGGCAGACAAAGCAAGGCGAGGACATTTAAACGATTTGCACCACGTAGCTCGAATTCCTAATACAGTCATTGATGACTTGAATAAAAAGGGAATTATGCGAGGTTTTGTTATCGTTGATGAACCTGCATTTGCTCAATGGCTTAATAACTCTGATAACGCGCAATACAAGGTCTATAGGGGTACTATTTAATGGGTATAACAGTTGGTGTATGTGTTCCTGCTAGGGATGAAGTTCACACCGGATTTGCGTTTGATTTTGCGAAGATGGTAGGCAGGGATTCTAAGTTTCGCTGTGGTACTGGCGAGAATGGACTGAAGTTATACACAATGGCAGGAACGCTGATATTTGACCAGAGAGAAAAGCTGGTTGAAGCTGCGTTAGCTGATGGCTGTGACTACATTCTGTTCATTGATTCAGATATGCGGTTTCCTAGCGATACGATAGAGATATTGTTAAGCAGGAATGTACCAATTGTCGGAGTTAATGCAGTAACTAGACGCAAGCCTACGCTGCCAACAGCATTGAATTTAGAGATCGAAAAAGACGAAGATGGCAAGATTATTAATCACGCTTGGCATAAAATAGACTCTAAAGGTAAAGAAGGTATCGAGCCTTGTACGGCTGTAGGTGGTGGTGTAGTAATGATTCACAAAGATGTATTCGAGGCTACTAAAAAGCCGTGGTATGACGTTGGATGGGGTTCTAAGGGCATTATTGGCGAGGATGTACATTTCTGTGTCAAAGCCTTAGATAACGGATTCCAGACGTATGTAGATCACAGTCTGTCTATGCATATTGGTCACATTGGTACGTATGAGTATCGATGGGAAGATGTAGAAGATGGGGCTGTGGAGAGACACAACTCAGGGAAATAGCGATGGCATTTACGAGCTACAGCGATTTAAAGACTACGATAGCAAACTATCTAGCTCGTAGTGACCTAACAACACAGATACCAGACTTTATTGCTCTGGCTGAGGCAAGGCTTTCCAGAGAGCTTAGAACGCGCAAGATGCTCGTTGTGGCTCGTGCTGATACCGTAGCAGGTACAGAGACGTTAGGGCTTCCTAACGACTTCCTAGAGATGCGAGATGTGCATTTACGCACTATCCCTACTTCTCCAATAAAGTATCTATCTCCTAATGCTTTTTATGCAACAGCGAGAACGAATGATTCAGGTAAGCCTATAAACTATACGATTCTCTCCTCAGAGATTCAGTTTGCTCCTATTCCTGATACGGCTTATAGCGCACAAATGCTGTATTACTACAAGCCTGTAGGTCTAAGTGACACCAATGCTTCTAATGTATTTTTAGCTAACTATCCTGATGCTCTGTTATATGCAGCATTGGGAGAGGCTGAACCGTACCTAATGAACGATGCAAGACTCCAGACTTGGGGTGCTTTGTATGATCGTGCAATTTCAACAATCAATGTGGCTGACCAGAGTAGTGAATATGGCGGTCAACCTATGTCAATGTCTGTGAGGTAAATCATGGCTGAAATGAGTAATTTTTTAGAGAACGCTCTAATTAATGCGACTTTACGCAATACAAGTTATACAAGTCCGACTACGACTTATTTGGCGTTATATACGTCTGATCCTACTGATGCAGATACAGGCACAGAGGTATCTGGTGGGTCATATACTCGTCAGCCTATTACGATGGGTGCTCCTAGTAATGGTGCATCAACGAATAGCGCATCTATCGAGTTCTCACAGGCTACGGCTGATTGGGGCATTGTTGCTTATGTAGGTATCCGTGATGCGTTGACTAGCGGTAATCTGCTTTATCACACAGCATTGGATACCAGTAAAGTAATTGCAAATGGCGATATATTTAAGATAACTGCTGGTAATTTATCAGTCACTTTAGCGTAAGGTAAATTATGTCAACAATTGTCACTCGTGCTGGTAAAGGTTCGGCACTAAGTTATACCGAGGTTGATAATAACTTTACGAATCTAAACACAGACAAATATCAGTCTGGTAGTGCTTTAGGTACTCCAGCTTCAGGCACATTAACTAGCTGTACTGGTCTACCTATTTCTACTGGTGTAAGTGGACTAGGAACAGGCGTAGCAACAGCTTTAGCGGTCAATGTAGGCTCTGCTGGTGCTGCTGTGGTTAATGGTGGAGCATTGGGTACTCCTAGCTCTGGTACGTTGACTAACGCTACTGGATTGCCAATATCGACTGGTGTAAGTGGATTGGGAAGTAATGTAGCTACTTTTTTGGCTACTCCATCATCATCTAACTTGATTGCTGCTGTTACTGATGAAACTGGATCAGGATCGCTTGTATTTGCTACATCTCCAACTGTCAATAATCCGACAATCACTAACTACGTTGAGTCTGTTGTGGCTATTGGTACGGTCACGACATCCAACACATTGTCTTTGACTAACGGTACAGTTCAGACAGCTACGCTTACAGCTTCTACAGCGTGTACGTTTACTATGCCTACAGCTACAGCAGGTAAATCATTCATATTGTTACTGAAACAGGCTGCATCTACTGGTAATGGTACGGCTACGTTTACTGGCGTTAAATTTTCTGGTGGTACTGCTCCGACGATTACAGCTACGGCTGGAAGAATGGATATTTTGACATTTACGGCTGACGGAACTAATTGGTACGGAAGTTTTATTCAAAACTTTACACCATAAAGGGTAAGAATGTTTGCTTATACTAAGTTAATGCAAGCGTTGGCTGTAAGTGGTGGCGGTAATTACACCGTCATTCAGCGTTTTCTTGCTTCTGGAACGTGGACTGCTCCGACAGGTGTGACTAGCGTTGATTACCTTGTTGTGGCTGGCGGTGGTGGTGGTAGCGGTGGATTTATTAACACTCGCGGTGGTGGAGCAGGTGGTGGTGCTGGTGGTTTTCGCACTGGTACAGGATTAAGTGTTACTGCTGGAACTGATTACACTATTACAGTAGGTGGCGGTGGTACTGGCGGAGCATTGCAAACAAGCGGTGTTTCTGGAACAAATTCTGTATTTAGCTCTATAACTTCTGCTGCTGGTGGTGGTGGTGGTGCTCCGGGACCGGGAGGTGGTTCCGTTGGTCTTAATGGTGGTTCTGGCGGTGGGGGAGGTGCTGGTCCAGCTACAGGTCAATCTGGAGGCTCTGGAAATACGCCATCAACTACTCCATCACAAGGAAGTAATGGTGGCGCTGGTGGTGTAGGTAGTGGCGTTGGAGGCGGTGGTGGTGGTGCTTCTGCTACAGGAACTGCTGGTAGCACTGCTCCTTCAGATGTAGGTGGTAATGGCGGCAATGGAACTGCATCATCCATATCAGGTTCTTCAGTAACTTATGCTGGCGGTGGCGGCGCTGGAGGATACCTCGGAACTGCTGGAACAGGTGGAACTGGTGGAGGGGCAGCAGGTGGAGCTTCTGCTCCAGCAAATCAAGGCGGTGGTGGTGGTGGTGCTTCAAATGCTTCTAATAATGCAGGTACAGGCGGCTCCGGCATAGTCATTCTTTCTTACACCGTAGCATCACAAACAGTATTTACGTTTAAATCATCTACTGCATGGGTAGCACCAACAGGTGTGACTAGCGTTGATTATTTAGTCGTTGCTGGTGGTGGCGGTGGTGGTGGATATGCTGGAGGTGGCGGTGCTGGTGGATTTAGAACAGGGTCTGCATTATCTGTTACTGCTGGAACAGAATATACGATTACCGTAGGTGCTGGAGGTTCAGGACAAACAGGTTTAACTGGTGGGACAAAAGGATCTGACTCTATATTTTCTTCAATAACATCTTCTGGCGGTGGTGGAGGAGGAGGAAATTCAGCTCCAAATAAAAATGGTGGTTCTGGTGGTGGGGGCGATCAAACAACAGGAACAGGTGGAACCGGAAATAGTCCATCAACATCTCCAAGTCAAGGTAGTAATGGGGGTGCAGCTTATACAGCAGGCGCATATTTTGGTTCAGGCGGTGGCGGTGGAGCTAGTGCTGTTGGTGGAAGTGCGTCAGCCGCAAGTGCTGGTGGAAATGGTGGGAATGGAACTGCTTCAAGTATTAGCGGTTCAAGCGTAACTTATGCGGGTGGTGGTGGTGGTGGTTCGTATAACAGCAATTTAGATAGTACCGGTGGCACAGGTGGCGGTGGCGCAGGAAAAGGTTCTGCCGCAAATGGTGTTAATGGTTCAACAAATACAGGCGGTGGTGGTGGTGGAGCTGGTTCTGGAAATTCAACCAACTGGCAAAATTATATTGGTGGAACTGGTGGCTCTGGCATCGTAATTATTAAAATTAACCAATAAACACATGGAAACTAAACTCTACAGAATGTATGGCATTGATATGGCAATGTCGTTATTGCGTCCTAATGCTAAGTGGGAAATATCTAATACGATATTTACTCGTTGGGATGATCCTAGACCATGCCCTAGTTGGGATGAGGTAGTTTGGGTAATGGATAAGATTCGTGAGTTTGAGGACAGTATTCCTACGATATGGCTTGATGAAGATTTAAAGCGTATGCAGGGTGAAGTTGAAGAATTTGAAAAGGCGGTTGCGTGAATATAAATAACTTATTCCCGACTCCTGTAGCGTTCTTTAAGTTTGGTCGTGATCTGACTGAAGTAGAACTAGAGTTTATAAAAGGTCAAGATCATTACGCTAATGAAGGTAATACGACTAGCAAAGACAGAAAGATACTAAAGAATAAAGAACTGACAGAGATACGTGAGTTTATTGAAGATTCAATGTTGGAATACTTTAAAGCAATACACGCACCTAAGTTTGATGTGAGTTTATATTTAACGCAAAGTTGGGCTAACTATACGCAAGCTGGTCAGTACCACCATAAGCATGCGCATCCTAATAGCGTAGTGTCTGGTGTGTTTTATCCACAGACTGATAGTAAAGTAGATAAGATTTACTTTTACAAAGATGGCTACGAGCGCATTAAGATTCCTGCTGCTGAATACAATCCTTATAATTCTGAATCGTGGTGGTTTGAGGTTGGTGCTGGTGACTTGATTCTATTCCCATCGCATCTAACGCACATGGTTCAGACTAAAGAAGATGACAATACACGCATTAGCATAGCGTTTAATACGTTTCTAAAAGGTTACATAGGCTCGGATGAAAGTCTGACAGGTTTGCATTTAGGGGAAGAATAATGGCGCATTATGCACAGCTTGATTCAAATAACGTAGTCACTCAGGTCATTGTTATTGATAACAAAGATACGGCTGATGCTAATGGCGTAGAGAAAGAGTATATCGGAGCTGCGTTCTGTGAGCGTCTATTCGGTGGTACATGGAAGCAGACAAGTTATAACGGCAACTTACGTAAGAACTACGCTGGCATAGGTTATACATTTGACTCTACTAGAGATGCGTTTATTCCTCCTAAGCCTTATGCAAGTTGGGTTTTGATAGAGGAAACCTGCCAATGGAAGGCTCCTGTTGATATGCCAACGGATGACAAAAAGTATTCATGGAATGAGGAAACTACTTCGTGGATCGAAGTAAATGGCTAATTACGTCGATTATGACTATTGGATACAAGGATATGGTCAAGGTGATCTAAGCCAGCCAGATCGCTATGTAGTTCAAGGTTATTGGGTAGATGGTTACGCAGAGTACGAAGATGAAACGTCAGTTGCGTCTATAACTGCTACTGCGACTGTTGTTGCTAATGCTATAAGAAATAGATTAGGCTCTGCTGCAATTACAGGCAATGCTCAATTAGAAATAAATATACAAGATATTATAATTGGCAATGCTTCGATTACTGGTGAAGCAACAGTTACGGCTAACGGTGCATTTGTAACACTAGCAAACGCATCAATAACTGGTAATGCTGCTTTCTCTGCTTTAGGTGGTGTTATCTATGGTGGAATTGCTAGAGTTAATGGGACTGGTACACTAGAAATTATTAACGTATCTGGCTATGAGTGGGTTGATGTAATTCCTGAAGGTGATGATTGGACTGATGTAAGCCCTAATGCTAATACTTGGCAAACGGTATCTTCTGAATCAAATACATGGGTTAGACAGTAATGGCAAAGCAAAAGATTATCTTCGGAGAATGGCTACCAGATCAGCCGGGTGTAACTGGTGCGGTAACGGATGCTATTAATTGCTATCCTGTAACTAACGGATATGCTCCATTTAGGCAGGAAGCTGACTATTCGGCTAATGCAAGTCAGGATTTACTCATTACCTTTGCTGGTAAGTATGCAGGAGTTACTAACCTATTTGCGGCTGGTGCTACTCAGGTTTATAAGTACAACTCTAGCAGTACAGCGTTAGATTCTGTAAGCACTACGTATACGACCACAGAGTCATGGGATGTGACTCAGTTTGGCTCTAAGATGATTATTGCCAATGGAAAGAATAAGTTACAAGCCTACGATATGTCTGGTGGGTCATCGTTTGCAGATTTGGCTGCTGCTGCTCCTGTTACTAAGTATGTAACAGTAGTACGTGACTTTGTTGTGGCTGCTGATGATGGTAGCGACAATAACAAGGTTTACTGGTCTGACATTAACGATGAAACTGACTGGACTCCGGGTGCTGCTAGTCAATCAGATACGCAGATTCTTCCTGATGGTGGAGATATTACAGGTCTAGCGGGTGGTGAGACTGGCTTAATCTTCATGGAACGAGCTATCTATCGTATGACTTACGTAGGTTCTCCGTTTTTCTTCCAATTTGACGCTATTTCTCGCACATTAGGCTGCTCTACTAACGGTTCTATCGCTCAATTCGGTGGAATTACGTACTTTTTATCGGATGATGGCTTTTATGCTTGTGATGGACAGAGCACTAAGAGCATTGGTGCTGAAAAAGTAAATCGTTGGTTCTTTGATAACGCTATTCCTAGTGAAATACGTACTTCAATGAGTGCTACGGTTGATCCTGTGCGTAAGTTAATTGCATGGAACTTTAAAAATACGTTTGGTAGTCGTTATTTGCTGATGTATTCCATTGATTTAGGTCGTTGGAGCTATGCAGAGACTACTGCTACGTCAGTTGCGTATGGTTTAACTCCTAGTGCTACGTTAGAGCAGCTTGATATTTACTTTCTTGATGCTACAAGAACTGGAACGTACACACAAAGTGGAAATACTGTTACTGTTAATGTAACAGATCATGGATTAGAGACTAATGGTCAAATGAGGTTTGATGCAACGTCTGGTGCTGGTGTAGATGGGACATTTGCAGTTACTAGAGTTAATGCTAACTCGTTTACATTCCAAGCTGCGGCAAGTGCGACTATAACCAGTTCAAACTGCACAATAACATTTCCTAATCTTGATCTTACGTCAGAAGATACACCGTTAGATTCTCGTGTTTGGGCTGGTGGAATACTTATCTTCATGGGTGTTACAGGACAAAAGATTATCTCTTTCTCAGGTCAGTTTAAACCTGCTGCTATAACGTCAGGTGATATAGATGTTGGCAGGTCTGTTATCACATTTGCTAGACCAGTCATTGACAATGGAACTGGTACTGTATCGGTGGCTAGTAGAGAACTGCTAGAAGATGGTATTTCGTTTAGTTCACCAGTAGCAGCTAATAGTGAAGGTGGAGTTCCTTTACGGTCTGCTGGTCGTTATCATAGGATTAAGATGAGTCCTACTAGCACGTCATGGAAAACGGCAGTAGCGACTGAAATAGAGATTGTTGGGCAGGGTGCTCGATGACTCAGTTTCGTACATTACCTATTGCTGGTGCTGATGTTCGTTCTGTGGCTGATGTTGTTAGAGGTCTTATGGACGGTAAATCTAACAATACTGGCTCCATTACACTAGCGACAGGAAACGCTACTACGACTACGTTATACGACGAGCGTATAGGCTACGACAGCCTTATTTTCTTAGTTCCTATATCTGCTGCTGCTAATGTTGATACGGCTCCTTATGGGGAGTTTACTCGTAATACAAGCCAGACTGTAAGTTCAGCAAATACTCCTGCTGCAATTGAATTTGATACTACTGAAGAATCTAATGGTGTTTATCTTTCTAACAATAGTCGGTTAAATGTTAGAAATGCTGGCGTTTATAACGTGCAGTTTTCTATTCAATTAGCTAGTCTTGATAATGCTCTGCAATATGCTGATGTTTGGTTTAGAAAGAATGGTGTAGATGTTGTTAGAAGTGCAAGTAGATTTGACTTGCCTATTAGAAAATCATCTACTGATCCTAGTCATGTAATTGGAACGGTAAATATATTTATTGATCTTGCTGCTAATGATTATGTAGAAATTGCTGGGTTAGTATCATCAACCAATGTATCGTTAATTAGTTATGCGGCATCAACAACTCCGGCTAGACCAGTAATACCTGCTGTTATTGTGACGGTAAATTATATTTCTCCTAATGCTTCATCTAATATATATGTATCTAATAGAACGCAAGGAAGTGCTACTTTGAATCATTGGGCTAATAGTACGGCAGACAAGACGTATGGCTACATTGTGGTGGGCTAATGGAGTATCGATATATTGCTCCACAGGAACTACGTAATTGGTGGTCTAGCGTTAAGTTAGGCTTAGAGAAGATTAAAAGTAGGAGTCCAGAAAACTGGATAGTTGAAGATGTATATACGGACTGTTTCAATCAAAAGAGTCTGTTATTTGTGCTGATAGAGAACAACCATTACGCTGGATTCTTTGTTTTACAGCCACAAGGCGAAACAATGCATTTATGGGCTGCTTATTCGTTAGAAAATAGTTATGATGTTGTCGAAAATGCCTTAAAATACATAAAGGGCATGGCTGCTGAAGCTAACGTCAAATACATAACATTTTCTAGCCATAGGCGAGGTTGGGCTAAAAGGGCGGCTAGTTATGGATTCCGTCCGAAACAATGGATTTGTGAGGTGTAATTATGGGTGGTGGCGGCGGTAGTCAAAAAAGTACAACAACGACGAGTATTGATCCTTCAATTGCTCCGTATGTAACGTATGGCTTAGAAGAAGCTAAACGTCTTTATCAAGGTACTGGTCCACAATACTTTCAAGGGCAGACGTATGTGTCTCCTTCGGAAGCTACTCAGCAATCGCTCCAAATGGCTAGGGAACGTGCTCTAGGCGGTTCTCCACTCATTAAGGCTGCACAACAAGAGACACTAGATACGATTGCAGGACGAGGCGTTAATCCATTCCTAGCGGGTGCTTTAGAGCAGACGAATCGATTAGCTGGTGAGCAGTACAACCGAAACATTCAAGGGTTGCAATCTCAGGCTTCCTCTGCTGGTCGTTATGGCTCTAGTGCTATGGGTCAACAAGCAGGTCAAGCTCAGGACATCTTTGCTCGTGCTCTAGCGGAACAAGGCGGTCAGTTAGCGTATGGTTCTGCTGAGGCTGAACGTGCTCGTCAAATGGCGGCAGTTAATAATGCTGCAAATATGGCTAATGCTGATTACTTTGACATTAATCAGTTATTGAAAACTGGTCAAGCTGGTGAAAGCTACGATACAGCTAAGTTGCAAGCTGACATTAATCGCTTTAACTATGAACAGAACTTGCCACAAATGAAACTAAGCCAGTTTGCGAATCTATTCTCTAGTGTTCCTCAAGGAAGTACGACTACGCAGACTGCTACGCCGACAGGAGGCAAATAATGGGTGAGCCAATTAGCACAGGGATGATGATAGGTGCTGCTTTAGGTGGTGGAACGTCTGCTCTTAGAGGTAAAAACCCTATTGAGGGTGCATTAATGGGTGGGCTTACTGGCGGTATTGGTGGTGGTATTAGCGGAGGTGCTATGGGTGGCTCATCAAGTCCATTTAGTTTAGGTTCAATACTTAATGGTATAGGCACAAATGTTGCTGCTGGTGGTGATCCAGCTAAAGGTTTGGCTATGAACGCTGCTGCTCTTGCTGGCTCTGGTGGTGGATTTAACCCGCTTAGTGGTGGTGGTTATGGAAGTGTTGGTGTTCCTAGTGCTGGTGGTGGATATGGTGCTGGTGGTGAATCATTATTTGGATTTGATCCTTCTATTAGCGGAGTTGGTCAGGGCGTAATGGAAGGTATTAAAGGAATTAATACATTCGCAAACCAAAACCCTGTTACTACGCGATTAGGTATGGAGACTGCTAGTAGTTTGATGCAAGAACCACAAGTTCAATACGCTCAACCCGGTCAAGTTCAACGTGGTCAGATTCAGCCAATGGATTACATGAGCCTACTGAATCCACAAGGTCAGTCTGTTATGCGTCCGCAACCAATTTCTTTGCTATAGGTGAAATATGGCAATTTCTGATTATTTAAGTTATCTAAACCCAGCGAATCTTAATGTATTCGGCATAGAAAACTCTGCGTATTCTGGTCTTTTAGAACCACAAGATGCGGCTGCATTATCTAAACGATCTAACATTGCTGGTCTATTAGGAACTGCTGCGGCTATTGCTCAAGGCATGGGATCACAAGGTCCTAGACGTTCTGCTACACAGAATATATTGAGTGCATTAGGTACTGGTTACGGTGCTGCTGGACAAGCGTATCAAGGCGGTATTGAGCAAATGGTTAATGCTCAGAAGTTAGCTCAAATGAAGTTGCAAATGCAGCAAAATACAGCTACGCAGCAATCTATTACCAATATGCTAAATGATCCTGCTATTGCTAATGATCCACTAGCTATTGCATACATTCGTAGTAACCCTGCTGATGCTATTAAAGAATACGCACAACAGAAGGCGTTCCAGAGAGAGCGTGAAGCTACTAGACAATCTATGTTTGGTACTCAACCTGCTCCGGCTCAAGGTGTTTCAGTTGAAGGTGCTGCATTGCCAACACAAGGAGCGCAAGGTAATTCAGAGATAGCCATGCTAGAGCAACAGATTCAGAATACGATGGCTGATGCTGCTGCTTATGGTGCTCGTCGTGATCCTGCTAAACAAAAATCTGCATTAGATTCTGTTGAGAAATTACGTGAACGTCAGGCTAGTTTATTGGTTGGTGAAGTTGATATTCGTGACCGTATTAAAAATGCTCCAGATACATATAAGCCGCAATATAAGACTATTGCAGATTTAAAAGAAACTGGTGTTCTTAAAGGTAAAGAATTACTCGATGCTATTCAGAAGGTTGATACTGCTGTATTAGAGTCTGGTAAACAATATCGCTACGATGGAATTACTGGTCAATATGCGTATCAAATGTTTGGTACTAATGATGCGACTAAACTAAATCCAGATCAAAATCGTAATATATTGGCATACGCTAATGCTCCTACTCAGGCAGATCAAACAAAGATTGCTATTGATGCTCAAAAGCTAAAGTTTGAAACTGGTACTGCTCCTGCATTACCTATGTCTCGTGAACAGTTTATACAAGGTCAAGTAGCTGCTCCTGCTCCTGCTCCTATGGAAGGTCAAACTGCACCACGTATTAGAGGTGCATTAGAGCCAATGGCACAGCCTCCTGCTCCTATGGTTGCTCCAGAATTGCAACGTGCTGGTGAGGTTCCTGTTGCTCAACCACAAGCAGTTCAGCCACCAGTAGTAGCGCCAACTATTAGACAGGTTCAGCCACAAGCAGTTGCTCCTACTATTAGGCAGCCTCAAGCTATTGCTCCTAGTGTTCAGCCACAAGCACCACAAGCTCCAAAAGCAAAGCCAGTAGTGAATATTGGCAAAGTTACTCCATTAGTACAACAGCCTGATGCAAAAGTTCCTCCAAGAGAGAAACAAAAGATAATCGCTGCTCAACCTGCAACAATTGGGTTAGTAAACTATACGGTAACTCAGCTTGTTGACGCTAGAGATGCTGCTCAGGCATTGCTTAATAACCCAAGAGAACTAAAAGCTATCTCAGGTATTACAGGTCCAGCAGTAGCTAGAGTGCCGGGTACTGATGCTTTTACTGGTGCTGCAAAGTTAGAAAATTTGCAAACACGTTCATTTGTTAGTGAAATTCAGAAAATGAGAGCTGCATCTCCTACTGGTGGTGCTGTTGGTAGTGTTACTGAAAAAGAAATGGGTGCATTGTCTAATATTCAGGCTTCATTAAAAGCAGGTTTAAAAGAAGACGTACTTAGAAAGCAATTACAGCAATATATTAATAGTGCTAATCGTGCATTAAAGACTATTCCTAACGAATATGCCCGTACTTATGGATATAACGGTGAGTTTGACGATATTCTTAAAGGTGGAGTTGTACAACAGCAGCCTAGCGGACTACCTCGTGGTGTAACGGTAAAGAGGAAATAAATGGCTAAGTTTAGTTACGATGTCAATATTCCCGGTTCTGGTTCATTTGAGGTTAATTCAGATACAGAACTTACAGATCAGCAAGCGTATGATTATGCGCTTCAATCAATGCCGCCTAGAACTATTGGGCAGGAAGTACAGCGTGGTTTAGGTATTGCGGCTAGAGGTCTTACTCCTGTGGCTACTGGTGCTGCTATGGGTGCTCCATTTGGTCCTGTAGGCGTTATGGCTGGCACATTGGCTTTACCTACTGCTGAATTAGCTACACAAGCTGCTAATGTCGTATTACCGCAACAGTATCAAATACCATCTCCTGCTGGTGCTGTAGAGAATCTAATGACTCGCATTGGATTACCACAAGCAGAAACAACGGCTGAACGTATGGGTCAAGCTGCTGTTGGTGCTTTAGGTGGTGCTGGAAGTCAAATTGCTGGTGCTGCTAGATTAGCTAAAACAGCAACTACTGATTTAGGTCGTCGTATATCAGAAATGTTATCTCAGGCTCCGGGTAGGCAATTAGCTGCTGCTGCTCCTGCTGCGGTTGCTGCTCAGGGTGTAGGCGAGGAGTTTGGTCCGTTAGCTGGTGCTGCTGCTGGTATGGCTGTTGGTGCTCCGTTTGGTGTTGGTGGTCGTCCTAGAGTTGGTCCTACTGCTGAAGATTTGGCTACTAAGTCTAGTCAATTGTTTGAACGAGCTAAAGAATCTGGCGTAATGTTTAATGCTCCTAAGTTTGCAAACAAGATGACAGGCGTTATGAATAGCCTAAGAGATGAAGGCTATGAAGCTGGTACTGCATATCCAAAACTAGATATTGCACTTAATCGATTGACTGATCCAACTACGCCTAAAGATTTCACAGGTCTTTCTAACTTACGCAAAACCATTCAATCTGCTCAAGCTAGTATTGATCCACAAGAACGTAGAATGGCAACAATATTAAAAGATCAGTTTGATGAGTATGTTTCTAGTGCTCCTAGTAGCGATATTCTTGGAGCAAATACTAAAACTGGTACAGAACTATGGAAACAAGCTAGAGGCGAATATTCTAAGCTGATGAAAGCTGACGTATTTGAAACTATGCTTGAAAACGCTAAACTTGATGCAAGTAAATTTACGGCTTCTGGTGCTGAAAACTCTATGGCTCAACAGCTTCGTCAGTTAGCTAAAAATGACAAGAAAATGCGGTTATTTACTAAGGCTGAACAAGCTGAAATTACTGCTGCTGCTAAAGGTACAACTGCTCAAAATCTCTTAAAGTTCTTCGGTAGGTTTGCTCCTACAGGTCCTGTTAGTGGCGCATTTGCTGGTGGTGCAACAGTTTATGAGCCTACTGTCGGAATACCGTTAGCTCTTGGAGCTACTGCTGCTAGAGGTGGTGCTACTGCACTTCGTAGGCAATCTGTAGAGCGTTTAGCTGACATGATGCGTTTAGGTGCTCCAGTTCCAAGACAAATGCCTGTTTCAGCAATTACTGGTGGCAGAGGTTTAATATCTCCTCAGGTTCCATTGGATGTAACTTCTGAGCAACTTCAACAGATATATGGACAATAATTATGGCAAAGAACAAGATTAGTGAATACAGCGCAACAGCATCCAATAACACGGATATTGGCGGTATTAACATAGCTGAAGGTTGTGCTCCTTCGGGGATAAACAATGCTATACGTGAGCTAATGGCACAGCTTAAAGATCAGCAAGCTGGTACTGATGGTGATGGCTTTACAGTAGGTGGTGCGTTTACTTCATCTGGTGGTGCTGTATTTAGTTCAGGCACGACATTCTCTGGCTCTGTAGTAATGAGTAGCACAGTAGGCATTAGTGGTGTTGCTTCATTAACTGGTAGCACTAATAACATTGGCACTACGACAAGTTCTACTATTTTAAGTGGTTCAGTCACACAGACTAGCGGATCAGTATTGTATTTAGATGCTGCTGCTACAACTTCTGCTGCTCCTCCATTATCGTGGAGTGGTGATACGAATACTGGTATCTATCGTCCTACTGCTGATACGTTGGCGTTAGTTACTGGTGGCACAGAACGCTTCAGAATCAACTCTAGCGGTGTTTTAATCATTGGTTCTGGTGAGGCTACTACGTCTGTATCTGGTAACGTCCTACGCGCTCCTAGTGCATCTGGAACGAATATAGCTGGAACTAACTTTGAGATTCAAGCAGGTAATGGTACTGGTACTGGTGGTTCAGGAAATCTTGTATTTAAGACTGCTGATGTAGGATCATCAGGCTCGACTGCTAATACGCTAACTCAGCGTTTACTTATTACTCCTAAAGGTGGTTTTTCCTTTGGTTCTGGATCGACAAGTTACGGCACAGCAGGTCAAGTTTTAATATCTAATGGTGATGCTCCTCCTTCTTTTAGTTCTACTATTACTAATAAAACCATAGTATCTGCATCCGGTACTAGCGTTGATTTTACCGATATTCCGTCAACTGCTAAACGAATTACAGTTATGTTTGCTGGTTTATCAATTAGTGGTACTTCTGATGTAATAATGCAATTAGGGGATTCTGGTGGAATAGAGACTACTGGATATGTTGCAGCAGCATCTACAATAACTTCAGCAACCGGAACATTTTCTTCTACGGCAGGATTCCCAATTCTCGGAACTTGGTCTGCTGCTCTTATCGCTAGTGGTTCAATGGTTTTCACTCTGCAAGATTCTGCTACTAATACTTGGGTTGGTGCTGTTAGTGGTGGACGGCATGATACTGCTGGCGGTATTGTTGGCGGTGGATATAAAGCATTGTCAGCTACATTAGATCGTATCCGTATAACTACAGTAGGCGGTGTAAATACTTTTGATGCTGGAACAATCAACATTATCTACGAATAATCATGGACAAAATACAACTTACCGATGAGCAAATTGACCATATTGCTGAGAAAGCTGCTGAAGTGGCTTTTAAGAAGATTTACGAAGAAGTAGGTCGGTCAGTTGTTAAAAAGATATTCTGGATTGTTGGTGCTGGTGCTCTAGGTTTAATGTTCTGGATGGCTGGTAACGGTCAGTTACCTAAGTGATGTGGACCCACTTACACTTCTAGCGTTAGCTAATGCTGCTGTAGCGGCTGTAAAGAAGGGTTGCCAGTTATACAAAGATATTAAAGGTGCAGCAGGAGACGTTAAGGAAGTATTAGATGATCTAAGAACTCAGTTTCATAAGATACCTAATCCTTCTAATGCTCAGGTAGTTCAATATAACCAAGAAGTTGCTAGGATTCAGGAGATAGCTAAGGCTGATCCTAACGATGTATTTACCGATATTGGTAATCAGTTAGGTGCGTTATTAGATGCACAGGATCAGTTAGGTAAGGCTTTACTCGCAGAAGAAATACAGATTAAGACTGCCTATAAAGGTGAAGAATCAGTAGGTCGCAGAGCATTACGTAAGATTATTATTGAAGCTAGAGTTGATTCAATGATGTCTGAGTTACGTGAAATGATGGTGTATCAGGCTCCAGCAGAACTAGGGTCACTTTGGCATAAGTATGAAAAGACAGTAGAGAAGATTGTTGCAGAACAGGAAATTGCTCACGCTGAAGAACTTAGATTGGCTAATATAGCAAAATGCCAACGGGAAAATATAAGAAGAAGAATCAAGAAACAAATGACATCAGTAGTCGCGGTGCTGTTCATAACGTGTTGGTTTCTATGGCTAATGATAATGATAAGAATGAGCGAGACGTACCGTGGAGCCTCCTCATCGCCGTGGTGGTCTTGTGTCTTGTGCTAGTGATTGCTTTACCAGTAATGGGCATTATGTACATGGATATGAACAATGCTACTAATGCTGCTATCGTTGAAATAGATCGTATGAGAAGAATACGCAACTTAATGCTGCGTGAACTTGAGGACAAAAATGCTAACTCTGAGCCAGTTAAAACAACTCCTACCGAAGAATCCCTACGTTGAACATTGGCATCATGCGCTAGAACAACTATTCCCCGATTACGATATTAATACGCCGAGAAGGATGGCTGCGTTTATCGCTCAATGCGCTCATGAGTCTGGTGGCTTTATGGTTCTTAAAGAGAATCTAAACTATAAGGCTGCTACTCTCCGTAAGATATTCCCTAAGTATTTCCCTAACGATCAGATAGCGAATGATTACGCATCTCGTCCTAATAAGCAGGTTGCCATAGCGTCTAAGGTTTACGCTAACCGTATGGGTAATGGTGATGAGGCTAGTCAAGAGGGTTGGAAATTTTGCGGACGAGGATTAATTCAGTTGACTGGCAAGTCTAATTATCAATCTTTTGCTGACTCGTTAGAGATGGATATTAACGATGTCCCTGAGTATCTAGCTACGTTTGAAGGTGCTGCTCAGTCTGCTTGTTGGTTTTGGGAGACGAATAAGCTCAATCAATGGGCTGATGCTGGTGACATTCTTACATTAACTAAACGCATTAATGGGGGCACAATTGGACTCGAAGATCGTAAGAAACATTATGACCATGCTCTCCATGTGCTTGGTGCTTAGTGCTTGTCAGGATAGATTTCGATATAAGTGTCAAGACCCTGCTAACTGGGAAGCCACAGATTGTAAGCCACCTATATGTACGGCTACTCAAACCTGTCCTGACGATGTAACTAAACCTGAGAAGGTGGCTAAATGAACGAAGAAAGTCTAAATGCTTGGCTAAAGTTTGCCATTGGTATCTGCTTTTGCATGATCCTAATGATGATGGCTAGTCTGTCTATGTATAGCGTTGTATTTGTGACACAGCCAATGTCAGGTATGGCTCCAGCAGATAAGCAGTTCTTCCTATTGCTATCGGATATGTCTAAGTACATTCTCGGTGCTTTGGCTACGTTAATCGCTGTCAAAGGTAAGGATGCATTGCCTCAGTTCGTACCACCACCATCGAGCATAGAGAAACAGGCTGAGCTTCCTAAGCCTATAGTGACAACGACTACGACTGTAGTGCGTCAAGAGCCATCGTTAGAGCCTTTATCGTCTGCTGTATCTGTTGGTTTTGGCGGTAAAGCTGCTCCACCTGCTGCACCACAACCGGAGATTTAATTATGAAAATTGCATTGATAACTTTACTGATGCTGACTGTAAACTTAACCTTTGCTGGTGGTGAAATGAAGAAAGTCTGCCACAAGGAAAAAGGTAAGGAAGTATGTAAGACAATTAAGGTTCATAAGAAATTAGAAGGTACTAAGGTTCCGACTAAATGAATCCGTACTTCATAGCTGGATCAGTCTTAGCAGTAGTCTTTGCTTATGGTGCAGGTCATTGGCAAGGTGATGAGGCTGGTCAAGCTAAGGTTCAGGCTCAATGGGATAAAGAGAAGGCTAAGTTAGCTGAGGAATACGCTGCTAATGTGGCTTTAATGCGGGAAAAAGAACAGGTAATGCAAGGTAATGCAGACAAGCTACGAGAGGATAAGAACCGTGAACTTAGAGAAGTTAATGCTCGTAATACCGCTTTGCTTAACAGCTTGCAGCACCGTCCCAACCGCACCGAGAGTAGTGGAGTGTCCACGACTGCCAGTAATGGAAAAGACGGTTGTACCGGAAAAGAGCTTTACAGAGAGGATGGGGCTGTTCTTATCGGGATCGCTAGAGAAGCAGACGAACTCAGAGCCAGCCTCAAACAATGCTACAGCCAATACGAAGCAGCCAGACAAGCCTTAATTAAATAATGTCATCATTTTAATATTGTAATTTATATCACTTGTGGTATATGCTCTGATACTTAGTGACAACTTATTAAAGTAATGGCTACTAAGAAAATCCCTGATGACTGCATGCCAGCGTGTATTAGCTGCGCTTTCTATACTTGCGAACCTAAAGATGACTTAGGTTATTGCAACCGATACCCACCTACGTTAATGGAAATAGAAGGTAACTTTGAGAGTTGCTTTCCTGTGACTGAGCGTACCGATTGGTGTGGTGAATTTATTCGTAAGGTGAACTAATGTCTGTTAAATTGACTGATGAAGAATTTATGGGGTTTTGGGATAAATTCGGTAGCGCAAATGAAGTGAGTAAAGCATCAGGCATGAGTCTTAGAGGCGTTAATGCCAGACGAAGAAAACTAGAAGCAAAAACAGGGAAAATGCTTGTTGGCAATAGCCCAAGAAGTCCAGACTTTAAGATTATGTATGCTGGCAATGGGATTAGAACTAAAGCAGAGCTAGAAAATGGCGTGATTATGGTAGCTTCAGACTGCCATTATTATCCTGGAATTATATCAACGGCTCATAAGGCTTTCGTTAAGTTAATACCTGAATTAAAGCCGAAGATGATCGTTATGAATGGCGATGTATTTGACGGTGCTGGTATTAGTCGTTATGGTCCGATAGGTTGGAACTCTACTCCTAGCGTAAAACAAGAACTAGAAGCGTGTACAGATCGTCTATACGAGATTGAGAGCGCATCTAAGAGTGCCAAACTACATTGGACATGGGGTAATCACGATCTACGCTTTAACACTCGTCTAGCGTCTCAGGTAGGGACTGCATTTGAAGGCGTTAAAGGAATGAACCTAGCGGATCACTTTCCTCGATGGAAGTTCTCTACGTCATTAATGGTCAACGAGCATACAATGATTAAGCATCGTTATCATAATGGCATCCATGCGGTATATAACAATGCGTTGAAATCAGGTACGTCTATAGTCACAGGGCATCTTCATAGTTTAAAGGTAACTCCGTGGACTGACTACAATGGTACGAGATACGGTGTAGATACAGGCACTATGGCTAACTTAGATGATCCTGCGTTTGATTATGCGGAGGATAACCCTAAGAACTGGCGGTCAGGTTTTGCTGTTCTCACCTTTTGGGAGGGAAAGCTCATGCCTCCAGAACTATGCGAGGTTATCTCCGAGGGTCTAGTGTACTTCAGAGGTCAGGTGATTGAGGTTCCTTGACGAAGATACCACCTGCGTTCATGTGTCCTTTACGATCTTTAATCTCATCGTAAGCAGACTTTAAACAATGGGTTAGATCGACATTCTCAAGAGCAGCAACATTAATGAGACATACAAGAACGTCGCCAAGTCCATCAATAATGTCTGCGCGGTTTCTGTTGATAAGAGCTGTGTGTAGTTCATGCATCTCCTCTTGGGCTTTGCGATATTGAGCTACTGATGTGCTATTCGGGATAATTCCACGTTCTTCAGACCACCGAATAACGTCCATTTCAATAATATTCCAACTCAAGTTACTCTCCTTTTAAGTAATGCATCATTTCAGCGTTTAACTTAGCTTGCGCCCATTTAGTAGGACCTGACAACTGCATTAACGCTAGTGAAAACTGAACAAAATTGTTAAGTTTTTCTAGTTCTAGCTCATCAACTTCACCCCTACGAATACCGTTAATGACGTTAATGATACCTGTACGGTTGCCATCTATAACGGCTTGCCAGTCGTAATCAATCTTTTTCTTAGGCATTTTTTTCTTTTAGCTTTTCTTCAACATCAATTGTAAGTTCTGCTATTAAAGAACCAAGTCTTAATAAATCTTCTTTAGTAAATCCAGCATTAACTATTAATACATCAGCCTCATCATCCGTCAGCCCAACCCATTCTTTTGGCTCAGTATAGTTAGGCTTACCGCCTGAATACGTCTTAACCCATGTCATGCTGCTCTCCGATATAGTTTTTCCATAATAGTTTTTACATCAGCAACCCTGCCAGACTTATTTGTATAAATGCTTTCGGTCTTACGCTCAGAACATGGCTGACATAACCAACGACCACTTGTCTTAGTCTTGCGGAAAGTGCCACCTTGTACATCTCTAGTTGATTGGCAATTAGTACAGAATCTAGTTAACAACTTTCCCCCTTGTGCTTTTTGATCGCATAGCTTCCATGTGTTCTTTTGTGTATATTCGATTAGTAACTCTAATTCCAACTGTAGAAATGGTTTCGTGAGTTATAAATTTTTGTTTGCAATTAGCACATTCATAACGTCTCGACATAAAATTTTTTCTTTTCCTAGTTTCTAATACATAAGATTTATTATTGCAGTCAGGACAATTCATTTACATATTCTCTCTTTAGCTTCTTTAATATTAGATGTCATTAGCCATGCAGCGCATTGATTATCCACCGCCAACGCATTAAAACCGTCCCTGTAGCCTTTTCTATAGGCTTCCTGAGCTTTGGTAGTGGCTATGCTAGAAAACAGCCATATAGCCCCTAAAAACGCTATTAAATACGTTAGCACTTTCATAACAATTCACGTATTTGTTTAACTGGAATTTTAAATGTCTCATGGATTCTTAAAATCATATCTGATGAAACATTAACTGCTCCGCTACGAATCTTGCTTATTGTCGGTGCTTTTGTTTTTAATAAACGGCTAAGTTCAGCATCGTTTTTTACTTTATAGCGTTCTTTAATAAAATCTAATAATTTCATAGTTACTCCAGAATAAAAAGACAGGAGCCGAAGCCCCTGTTAAAGCCACGGAGGAGAGTGGCGAGAGATCAGAAGGGAATACTTTGGTCAAAGTCATCCGGTTCAGCAGTTTTAACTGGCTTGTTTACTGGCTTAAGATCACCTTTAGGACGTACCGACAAGCTAAAGAACTTCTTACCATCTTTCTTAGACTCTTTAAGCCAGCCTGATAGCCAGTAATCAGCACCAGCTACATTAACGCTACCTGAGTAGTCTGGATGGTTCTCAGAGGTTTTATTCTCATTGCGATATAAAACACCACGGTCTGTATTATCGTATTCAGTCATATTATTTCCCTGTTGAAAATTTCTTGATTTTGCTGCGTTCACTACTTTCTAGCCTACTCCAAAATGCTGTCTTAGAATCTGCATCAAACTCTTGCAGATTAATGTAATCAATGACTCCTTGCATATCATTACGTTCCATAAGCATACGTACATCCATAGCTATGTTTTCAATGAGTTCTTTAGTCTTATCATCCATGCTATCGAATACATCTACGGTAATGGGCTTGGCTGACTTAGGTTCGTCTTTCTTGATCGTAGCGTCCACAGCGTCATGTTCTGTAATCTCTAGCGCATTGAGCATCAAATAACGACGAAGGTATGTATGCATCGATCCTAGAGCCTGTATAGGAGGTGCTTTACCTGCTCCTGCTTCTGCTATAGGACTAGAAAAGTAAATCACTCCACCAGACTCTGAGTCAACGATACGAAGGGTAGCTTTACCATCAATTATGCTAAAGACTGAACATAGACCTAGATTGTCAAAGATGACGTTAATGCTAGGCAGGAAGTCTGCAAGTTCAAAGTATTTGAATCCTGCGAATGAGTTAAAGCCTGACTTTTTTAATGGCTGTTCTTGTAGTAATACTCTGGCTTTTTGTAGTTTGCTGTAAACGTGCCATTGCTGCTGCTCGTGCTGCTCTTGTAATTGATAGTCGTTATTCATAGTAGATTCCTATTTATCTGAATTTTTTATACTGAACAATATTGGTAGGTTGTGTTTTCTCAATAGTTGATATTTTCTGAGTCTGTTTTTGCTCCTTTCTATATTTAGCGAAAGTCTTTCTAATGTCCGTCTTAGCAGCCGTAACGTAGTCTTTCTTGTATAAAATGTTCTTTTCATCGGTCATAATGAACACGCAAGGATATATAGAAGAACCATTATTACACCACAAAGTAATGGCTTACGAGCAAAATAATCATTAGTGTTGAGCAATTTATTCATAGTTATCATTTGATTCTAAAATATTAACAAGTTCGTGAATTTCTCTAGGAGCTACCAGTAAGGCTTCGTATGCAATCTCTAGTATTTCCTGCTCCTGAGTAGTGCGTGGTTTCTTGTCTAAGTTATCAGCCAGTAATCGCAAGGCATAGACAATTTCCGCAACTTCCCAATTGTGCATATTAGTTTTCATTGTTCAGCCTTTGCGCGGTTTTCTGCTGCACGAGCTTCTGAGTATGCGTAATCGTTAGAAAGCGTATTGAAGCCTTGATAGTATGTCCACTCACCATCTACTAAGACTTCAACGACAAGATCGTATGTC